CCCGTTATACCCGTAACAGGAGCAGTTAAATTACCGAGCATGATTCCGCTAACGCCTGAAGTACCTGTACCGCCTCGCCCTGCTGCCAGTTGACCTGTCCAGCCCATCGTTAACCCGACAGCATTTAAAACGCTATTACCCGGAGTTCCTGTTAACGTAATCTGTACGTTTGTATCATTAACCCGTGTGATAGCTTGACCGCTTATATCGGTTGAAACGATGCCACCCCACGCAGGAGCGGAAGCAGTTGTTCCGTTGCCTATCTGTTGCAGATATTGCCTGTTAGTGGTAATATTTGGGCTGATAACACTAATGACCCCCGAAGTACCTCCAAAGAGCATTTCTCCGTAATTGGTCATAGGGTTTTGCAAAGCCGTTTGCCAACTTAAAACGCTGCCTGATGTGTAAAGAAACTTCCCGTTGTTACCCGTTTGGGATGGAAAGTTAGATACGAAAGTGTAGGCATCATCCCAATTTGATTGCTTTACAGTTGTAGGCAAAGCGTAACCACTTGCAAATGTTACAGCTAAAGTTCCAGCTGATGTGATAGGTGAACCCGATACGCTAAAGCCTGTTGGCACAGACATTGCAACCGATGTAACAGAACCTCCACCGGGTGATGCTATGCTCCAGCTTCTATCCGCTGAAAGGTCATAGCTTACCCCGTTAATCGTTAGCGTTCGTGTTACAGGCACAAAATTGCCCGTAGTGCTTAATTCAGTTATCGGATTCCCTACCGCCATTTATATAATGCTAATGTTAAGCAAACCTGAAGCCCAAGAATATGCCCAGTTGTTTATATCGCTACCGCCTTGCTCACCCCACTCAACATATTGCTCACCGCTCATAGTAAGGTTACCTTGGCTCAATGCCTGACCAACCACGTCATTACCATCAGCATCCTGCGTTTTGGCGAATAGCTGCCAATAGAACTGCGCTTGGTCTTCAAGGTTATCGTCTATTGATTTCATTGCGAAATACTCTGCGTCAACGTTTGCACCGTTGAACCAAACTGCGAAAGGGGTTATTTGTTTCATATTTATATTTTAAATAGATGTTATTGTTTCCCATGCGGTTGTGTAAACGCATAGTTTTGCTAAAGTTGTATCATAAACAACCAATCCCGCAGCAGGGGAACTGATAGCGTTCTTTTGTGTGGTTGTCATGCGTGGTGGGAGGAAGCCTAAAGTAGTTGATGCGACATCTAATATTGCTGAAGCGTTTGGTGTAGTACTATTTATACCAATTTTTGGGGATGCATTGTTACCAGTTATGGTAAGCATCTCTTGATATATAGAGCCATTAAATGATGTAAACCTATGACCACCAAACCCTTGATATTGCATGCCAGAGTTTGCATCATTAAATGTTATAGTCCTTGAATTATTCGAATACCCAACAGTTGTTGTTGAACTAAATGTTAAATTCCCCCCAAAACTACTCGCCCCCGTCACCTTCATTGTCCCCGTCACCTGAAGGCGTTCGCCTGAATCGGTGGTTGAGCCGAACGCAAAATTACCTCCATTAAAATAGCTTAAATTAGAAGTGCTTCGTATTGCTAACCTAATATTTCCTGCTGCGTAACTAAATAATTCTGCGGTATTTGTTGAAGAACCATCTCTTTTGACTTGGAATATTGTAGTTCCCGCACTACTTTTTAAAGTAATGCCATCGTCTGACGAATTTGCTTGTACTGTTAGTGCATTTGTTGGCGCATTAGTCCCAATCCCTAACCTTCCATTCGCATTATCCCAAAACAGATTATTGCTTCCCGCCTGCGATGTCGCACCAGTCCAATACGCCACTTGCCCACTCGCACCGCTGCCAGAAATACCTGCTGCAATAGTCCAAGTCCGTGAGGTACTCAAATCGTAAGTCACCCCGTTTATCGTGAGTGTAGTCGCAGCATTTGCAGGAGTATAGCCTAATGCCGTGCTTATCTGCTTATGCTCCCATAAAGATGTGGTCGTATTGTAGAATAATCCGTCATTATTATTGGGATTCTGTGCATCGGCATTATGGATTTCATCCATCTCAAAGCCGTTCTGAACACGTACCTCAATAGTCCCTAAATTGGGATGACTACGTGTCACAATCCCAACATAAACCAAATGTATAGGAGCATAAGGCTTGGTAGTCGTTACCGCTCCTGCCGTAGTGCCTGACAAATATAATTGCTGACCTTCGGTATATGCTGAAGTGTCCAATCCGCTGCACGTTCCAATCACTACCACATAACCACTGCCGTTATTAGCAATCGCAGCCGATACTATTCCAAGTGTCTGCGCTGAAGTGGCATCACCTGTAGCAATAGCCTTCGTTACTGTTGGCAGATTACCTGTTGCACCATTGATATAAACAACTGTGCCAACATCTAAAGTCGAACCAGTCTGATTGCGTACTTGCTGCAAGACTGGTAAAGTAAGCGGAAATGTCTGCAATGCACCCGTTCCGTCAATATATTGTAATGATGTACCCGTTGGGTCATCGAACTTTGCATCAAGAGCGGATTGCAAATCAGTCTGATTGCTTAACGTGCCTGTAATAGTACCCCATGCTCCACCGCTTACATCTACCCATTCGGTATCATAATTGGTATCGCTATTCTTTGCCAACACCTGCCCCGTAGTACCGCCAACAGGTACACCAACACCGGGCGCACCGGGAACACCTGGACTATTTACAACATTGACTAAAACGGGTTCATCAACTATGTCAATGTTTACTATCTCGTCATTTACTATTACGTTTATATCACTCATGGTTTTGTCACATCATCGTAAACAATAAAATCACCTTCTAAGTAAGTCCGCACATAACCGCTGGCAAAAGCCACGTTCATATCATATAGGTATTTCCCTTTTTCGATATTTACCAACTTATTTACAGTTATCTCATTATTGCTTGCGCCTCCTATGGTCACCGCTCCATCAGTAGTACTTGCCGTTAATGCTAATACACCACCGCACCCCTTACGCACCTGAATGGTAATAACCGCACCAGTCAAGTTAATAGCGACATTGTTAGCAGTCAAGACAAAAGTCTGCCGCCATGTATCATTGCGCCATATCTGAACATCATTTTTACCCGGTCTAAAATCTGAAGCCATAGTATATCTATAAATAGTTAATAAGCAAAAGTTGTCGGTACTGCACACCTATCAGCATCGTATGGAATTTCAAAACTCACAGTAGCCCTAACACCAGCAAGAACATCAGGCGTTTCTTCCCTGAAAAATTGGATATTGTTATTACCCGTCAAATAAAAATCAAAAAGCTGATAACGTAACTGGGCGATAATATCCGTACAGATTAGCACTTGGTCGGAAAGTACTTCCGTTTCGTTATACTGCTCCGGTAAAACCCTGTCAAAGAAGAAAAGCAAAAAATCAATAGTAAGCACAGTCCCGTTAATATTCCCCTGTGAAACATCATAAACAAAAGCAGGGTAAACATTATCACTTCCCTTACTTAAAAAATCAAATACGCTCCCGTTGTACGTTGTTTTTATCTGTTTGTGCGCTTCCCCTATGTCCTGTATCTTCTTTACCAGTTGGTTTAGTGTTAGCATTCTTTTCGATTTTTGCTAAATAAATTTTCAGCTTTTCTTGATTCTTTTTGTGAAACGTTTTATTTGCCACAGCATCTATTTATGTTTCCTTGATATTTTTCTTCAAAAGTTTTACCTGCACAGCACTCATCATCACCAAGCCATACACTAATAGTATACGCTTCAGCATCAGGGACAACAGTATCAAATCCGCTTCCGGGATTCTGATAAAGCTGCGCCCAGCTTACAACATTTTGACTTGCATTTTGTCGTAGATATTTCATAAGTCGCTGCCTGTAAAATTCAGCCCTTACCTGATATCTTTGGGCAACCTCTGTTAGTTCTGATGCGCTCGGTTCTGTCTGACCTTCGCCTGATTTCTTTACTACACCTTTATTATAAAATTGGTAAGACAAAGCCATTGGAAGTTCAGCCATAACCTGATAAACAAGCGTAGGCGTGATGTACTCATTCAATAGCGTTTCTTCATCGCAGTCAAGGTCTTTGCAATCAATACCATCCTGTAAACGATTGTACAAAGCCGTGCCAAGCATTGGCAGAATATAGGCATCCTGCGCAAATAGTATGTCAGGATAAACCAGTTTCGGGTCAACATTAAAATGCAGACCTGTTCTGTCCTTTATGGTATCAACCGAAATAAATAAAATGTTTCTGCTCATTGCCTTATTTTTTCTTTACTACAACGTTGGCTCTCCATTCGTGCCTACATGATGGGCTATGGTATCCGCTTGGTCTTGTCCACCATCCACCGCCTCGGTCAAAAACAGAATATCCCAGTCTTGAACTTATTGCCTCTATTTCTCGCCTTGTATATAACCTGTCCAACTGCATAAGCCTTGCACAAAACGGGCGTGATGGATGCGTAGCTGAATTGCGCTGCCCTTGTGGTACGACCTTCTTCCATTCATAAGAATAACGCACCTCAATAGTAGTCCGCAAAGGCTCGTCTATAATTTCGTTAATGGGTCTTGTCAGCGTTCTCGCTTGAGTTACTTCATCCTTTACAATCGCACCAATGTCCTGCAAGTGCTGCAACCTATCGTAAACAAACTCAATTTCTTTCCCAATAGCCTTTGCAAGTACCGCAGCAGCAATTAAAGGGTCTTTCTTTATCAGTTCCAATATCTTTTTATCACTTGCCCCGTCAATGCTATTATCTATCACAAACGCTTCAAAACTGCTATACACTGGTTTGTCACGAAACACATTAAAAAACTCTCTTTGTTCTCCGTATTCCTCAAAAACCTTTACCGCTTCATCTTCATGCTCACTAAATTGGTCTTCGGTTGCAGGGTCATCATCCACGCCAAGCATAGTGTTAATTTCAGCCTCACTTAACCCTAACCCACCCGAAAGCATAACGCTTGCCTGCTGCTTTGTTATCTTACCTTGACTGAATTGGCGTACAACCCTCATAAGCTGCTGATATTGCCGCCCTGTTAGATTCTTCAAGGATTCGTTCACATTTGCAGGTGATGCCGCCAATTCGCCTGTATTGCTGTCAACAGGTGCATATTTACTCAAATCAATTCCTGCTTTTTCAAGTAAATATTCCTTTGGTGCAATCTGCAATAAAGCTGCTTCCGTTAATTGGAAGCTGATTGGCTCAACAGGAATAATAACAATTTCAGAAGTCGCACCTTTTATGGTTGCTAACTCATTGAAAACCGATTCGATAAAGTGCTGCTTATCGTTGGCATATGTGTTTTTAAAAATCTCATAAGCTGACTGCAATTCTGTTGTAGCCCCCAGCTGTCCTTCAGTTTTGATACCAAATAACATTGGGCTTACAATCTGATGACCTGCAAAAATATTTGTCTGAATTAAAGTATCAACATTGGCAAAGTCTTCTTTGCTCAAATCGCTTTGCCCTAAATCGTCAACTATTGGCTTTTGGTCTATCCTATCAACAAAAGAAAGTATCAGCTTCTTACCATCACTTCCCGTAAACCTATCAGTAAATCTTCTTTCAATATTACGCTTTTCATCAGGCGTAGGTTCGCCATTCGGAAGCGTTACCATCTTTGATGCACTGAACCCTGTTTGAGCATTACCCAAAACGTGCTTTGATACTTCTATGTCTGATTCGATGTAATTTAACGCACCCATGTAACCCGGCAGGCTATAAGTTTCTAATCCGGGTCTGTATTCTTTCATGTAAAGAATCTGTCTGCCCTGCCTTAATTGGCTATTGAAAGCATTGATAACAACAGGTTCCTCTTTCCTATCCTGCCAATCGTTTTTGAACCAAAACTGGGTGTTATCCTTATTTGTTCTGATTTTGGTATAATCAATATGACCAACAGAATAAAGCTGCCCACCTGCTGCACTCCATACAATCTCCAAATACGCACCACCGAAAACCTCAATGTCTGTGCTAACTTTACGGGTTAAGTCTGCTAAACTTTCGTATTGGTTAGGCTTTTTTATGAATGCTTCAGCAACTGCATCGGGTTCGTTTGACTTCCAGCCATTGCCTATTATATAGTTAACCTTACCTTTTACTATTGCGTTGTGCTTTGCTGATTTATTGTAAAGGTCAAGCAGGTATTTAGGGTAATCGTTATGGTAACCGAACTCCATATAACCGCCATAAGTACCTTTTTTCTCTCGGTACTCAGGCTGCCTCGCCTCCGCAAATTTTAATATAAATAAATTATCCATGCGTAATAAATTCCGTTTCTGTTTGATAGCTAACATAACCGAACGCCTCTGCTTCATTTAACCTCATTATCCCTTCTTCCAATAGTCCACCCGTCTTTGTTTCATCTTTATTTGTTGCGCTTGCTTGTTCGTAAATATAATACCGCCATTCACCCTGTGGGCTATTGCTGAAATAATTATTTACTACAAGACTGAATTGGTTGTACCTATACTTATAAGCACTCGTATCCGCTGCATTTAATAGCACAAAGCTAACAACCTGTTCGGGCATCCTGCTTTTGAATACAAACAAATAGTTTGGATTAACTAACGTTTGTTTTTCCGTCAGCGTTAATACTATTGTTTCGGTATTGCCTTTCTTAATCGTTATCATCTATTACTAAATAGTGTATCGGGCTAAATTACGCAAAAAAGGCTGCCCGATTTGGACAGCCCTTAGTATTTCACGGAATTGATTTTTACAAACCTGTAACAACTGAAGCCTGAACTTCAGGAGCAAGTGCTGGTTCTGTACCTGTGAAGGTTAAGCTGTAACCATTTCGGTCACCGCCTGCAACACCTGTGGCAGCTGAACCCGTTGTGAGGTCAATGCCATTTTGTACACCGAGCAACCAGTACTTATTGTTTTGGTCTTGCACAATAGCCATAAGCGTATTTTGAGCAAGTAACAAAATTTCGTTACGGGTATTCGCTTGCAGTTTGTTAATGATAATGTTTAATTCAGGAGCATACTGAACAGTTCCGTTTTCAACTGTGCCTGTGATATTCTCTGTCAGGCTCGCAGTATTCTTGACTAAATTATATTTGAACCAGTTCGATGTATCGGTTATTGCAGTTACCACTCCTGAAGCCTGTGTTACAGCTGTAACATTAGCATGAGCGATAAACCACACAGCCTTTACTCCGCCTATCGAGTCCCGACAGTCTAATGTAAATCCTTGGGTGAGAACGCAGGGCATGACTTAAAATTTATTATTTTAAAAAGTAGAGGCAGTTATTAGCTGCCCCCGTTTATATTTAGATGAAGAACTTCACTATCTCGTCAGGGAAGGCAAAGTTGATGCCAGCCTTGAACTCGTTAACATAACGAATTTGGTCAGCCTCTTTAGCATAGAATATCTCAAAACGAGATTCTTGCTCATCAAGAAGGTCTGTTCCAAAGAACATATTTGATACTCTTGCAGCTACGAGGTCGTTAGTTCCGTTCAGTCCTTGTACAGCTACTACCTTCACAGTAGTGCCGGGCAGGAAGAACTCGCTATCAGCTTTAATGTCAAGATTGTAAGCAAACAGGTTAGCGTTCTTCAGGGCGATTGTGTAAAGCCTGAAAACATCCATACCACAGAATATAGTAATGTCATCCTTTGCAACAACCTTTGCAGGTATTGCAGTGTAGATTGCATCAAATACGCTGATTACGTTTGCAACTGTAATAGATGAAATTGGACCGCCTGAAATGAAAGTTGATGTGTTAGCGTTAACAACAGAACCACCAGCAGCGGTAATGAGTTTCAGCAAACCATCAAACTTGTTCAGGTTACCATTCGCAGAAGCTGTGTCACCCTGCCATAAAGCGATTTCAAGTTGTTCTGCAACTTTTTCAGATTTGCGATTTGCAAACTGCTCTGCGAAAATCATTTCAGAATAACGGCTACCCTGTGGTAGTGCATTCTGCAAAAATGTTCTTTCCAAATCCTTCAAACAAAGTGCTTCGTTAATTTTGATTTTACCAACAGTTACAGCACGCTGTGTAAAAGTGGTAGTACCTGAAGCATTAAATCCGCAGCTTGTTCCTGATTGGAAAAAAGCATCGGTGTCCATGATTGTAATGTTTTCTGCGGATTTTACAGATACCAAAACATTACCACTTTGCTTAATTAGGTTAGCAGTCTTGCTGCCAAGTACGGAAGATGTTACGAGTTCTCTCCAGTTGTCTTTGGTATAGTTAGCCAAAGTTGATACGTCAAAAGCCATTGTTATGAATTTTTATTTGTTATTAAAGTGATGCTACTATTTAAGATTTTTCGCCATGTCTAAAAACTTATCAATCTTGCTTTGCTTTGATTCGATAAACTTATAAGATTTGTCTGCTGCTGGTAATGGGTCAACAGATGGAGTATTACAAAGACCGACAACTACATCAGTCAGCTGTGTAATTGCTGAAGAAAACTTTTCAGATTGTGCAATTGCTGCACCTTCAACCTCTGAAAACTTTGATTTTATTGCAGAAAGTTCAGCTTCCATTTCAGCTATTTTCTTCTTCATCATTTCTTTTTCTTCATCAACCTTTGCTTCAACTTCAACCTCAACAGAAGGAGCTGCTTCGGGTACAGAAACGCTGGTAATAATTCCAGCCTCATCAACTACGATTTTGCTACCATCAGCAAGTTCATGTTCGCCAACAGGTGCAGGGGAAAGGCTGCCATCTTCACCGATTACCTCAACTTTACCGCCTACTTCCAACTTGTCTATGTTTACTTTTGTACCGCCCATAAGGACATATTCAGCCAATGCCAATGCGGGTGCTACCGCTGGAAGTTCGCCTGCTTCGGCAAACATGGCTTTGATTTTGTTTAGTGCTTCAACAGCTGTCATATATAATATTTACAACTAATTAGTAACCATTAAGAATATAGGCAAAATAGAAACCCCACCCGTAGAGACGGGCAGGGTGAAACCTACTGTACACAAAACAGAAAAAGACTAAACTGATTGCAGGATTTTAATAATATCTTTCATCATCTGTTCTTCCTTACTCACCTTTTTCTTATAAATAAAATCACCTTCTACACTAAAACCTAACACCTCACCCCTCTTTACCTTCCCCCACGTTTCATCATCATAAACTTTGTAAGAAGCAAACCAGCTACCTTCAGGCACGTCATCAAAACCTTTTAAAGCCCTAACACCACGTTTACTATCCTTTATCCATGATTCAAACATGGTGATGCCTTCAAGCTGCTGACCGCTGTCGTGCATCAGGTTAACATTGTTTTGATAACCTTTACTGAAAAACTTTTGTACTATTTCGGCTATCGTTTCAGCTGTGAAAACTACATAATATTCTTGCACACCATCGTTTCTGTAAATTGGTGTATCTGCTAACATCAGAACGCCTGAAATAATACGCTGTTCTTCGTCATCAATTTGAAACCTCATTTTCTTGTCTTCTGCAAACTTTAAAAAGTTACGCTGCACAGCAGGTCTGTCAACCAAAGCAACAAAGTCAACTTCTGCGCTGCCGTTTATGTCATCTATTTGTAATTCGTAAATCGGTAATTCTTTCTCCATGTGGTTAATTTATCCGAGCCTTGCCGCCCTTGTTATTCTTATAAGCCTTTCCTGATTGTTATTAATATCTGATTCTAAAACGTATGCCCTATTCGTTGCAGACCCCATTCTGTTAATTGTTTGGTTGTCTAATTGGGTAACTGTTGGTAGTGCTGCCTGTGGCGTGATTGGTGCAGCCGTAGAAATACCTCCACCAGCACCCGTTGCATTTGGTGCTTGTCCATTACCATTTTTAAATTTAGAAATAGATGCCGCTGCAATTTCTGCAAGTTGTGCCGCTGCTCCCAATTTTAAAGCTAACGTCTTTTTTACACCAATAGCAAGTGCCGCTGCAAATGCAGGGTTAGGAATACCCGGGGGTAATATAGCTGGTACAGCTGCAACACCTGCTTGAACCTGTGCAATAGCTGAAGCCGTAGAAGTGATAATTCTACCTATCTCAATAGCCTTTTGAATAGCAAAAATAACGTTTGCTATCTTTTCATTCTGCCCTGCTGCTGCTTGTAATATCTCCAATCCTGCAAATACTAAATCGTTTTTCCTTTCTTGTAATGCCTGCTGTGCTGCTACCTCTTCAGCATCAATCTGCATTCTTCTATTTGCGAGGTCTTGATATTTATTATTGTAGTCCTGTTGTGAAATTAGTTTTGCGTCAAGTGCTTGTTGTAATTGCTCCTGTTCCTTTTCTATTGCCTCCCTTCTAAATTCAAAATCAAGGTTTTGATCGTTTATTAATTTTTCAAGTGCTTCCGTGCTTCGCTTAAATGTTTCAGCTTGTATGTTTTCGTCTAATGCGATTATTTCATTTGCAATAGCCGCCTTTTTCTCTTTGTATTCTATTTCTGCCGCTACCCTTGCAGTTGTTCCTTCAGTTGTTGAATTAATATTATCTTCAAGTCTTTTAAGTTCAATAGCTGCTTCATCTACTGCAATCTGCCGCTTTACTTCCAGCCTTTCTTTTTCGTCTTTAATCCTATCCGCTGCCGCTTTGCGTGCATCTATGTCAAGTTTATTTTCAGCCGCTATTCTTGTTTTATTGAGTTCTTGCAGTTCCTTTGTCAACGCAATCTCATTAACAAGCTGTTCTGAACGTTGCCCCGTTATTTCTTCACGCTTACCCTCCAAAGCAGCTAACGCCTGATTCAATGCTATTTGATTATCAAGAGTTTTATTTTTATTTAGTTCGTATTGTGCAGCTGCTACTGCTAATTCAGCCGCCCTCTCTTCAGCTTTTAATTGATTATTTAGAATTACTCCAAGTTTCTGATTTGCAGCAATTCTATCCTGTAAACTTGCAAATTCATTATCTCTAATTTGCCTTTGTTCTTCAGCATCCTTTTTAAATCTTGCCGCTGCAAGTTCAGCCTCACTTGCCGCAAGTTTTGCATCATTGCGCAATTTTACAGCTATTTTTGAAGCCTCTATATTTGTAGTAACATATTCCTTTGTAGCATCAACTACATTTCCAATAACTTCAACTGTTTTATCAAAGGCATCATCTACTCCAGTAGCAACATCAACAACCTCTTTACCAAACTTCTTTGCTGCTTCCGCTGCTGCATCAAACTCACCCGTAAATACGTTTTTTATAATCTCACCTAAAAACCCGTATGCATCTATCAGGCTTTTAACCCTTTCTATTAGGTTATTCTTTATCGCCTCACCTAATTCCTTAACGTACTTCATCGGGTCGTTGAATACCTTTGTAAATAGGTCTACAACTTTCCCGAAGTTATTAACCACAAACTCTACCAAATCAGAAAGAACCCGGCTAATAAACTCGCCAGCAATTGCAAAAGCATCAGCTACCTTTTGGTTCTTCATCAGGATTTCCTGTAAAAACTCAAAGCCCTTAACAACAAGCCCAATAATGCCGAGTGATTTTAAAGCGTTCCCAATAGATGCAAAAGCACCGCCTGCCTTCTTTGCTCCTGCTTCCGCTTTTTTTGCAGCATCACCCGTTTGCTTTACACCTTCTTGCAGCTTGTCTACGCCTTGTTGCGCATCTTTGCTGTCTAAATTAATTTTAATATTTATCGGTTCGGTCTTCGCCATTATATCAGTTCAATTACTTTAAGAAATTCACATTTAGTTGTCTGCAATGCAATCGGGTTATAATCTAAAATCCGGTTTAACCTCCAAAGGCTTCCATCTATATATAGCAACTTTCCGAAATCAAGATTATATATATCTGTGTCATTCAGCTTAATTTGAGCTGTTAATAGCTTACTATCCTTGTCGGTTATTTCTGCTATGTATTCACTCCAGTAGCTATTAAAAAGGTTAGCCGATGTATATTGCTGTACCCTAAAATAGATTTCAGCAGGTGCGCCAAAATTGATATCTGATGTCGGGTTTAAATTAGTAGCCGTAAAGCTTGCAGAATCAAAAAACAGATGCCCTGCATAGCCGTAATCATTATAAGTTGCAAGAGTAGTGCCTCCGTTCTTTATTGCCCAGCTAACACGATTAGTTATCTTTTGCGCCTGCAATATGCGTATTACGCTGTCCATCGGGTCTTCACTCTGCTTTGTGTTGGATAGCTTATAGATTGCGGAATATATTTTATCAGTACCTAAATATTGATAAAGTGCCGTGCCTGCAAATATCACTTCAACCTTTTCCGTCTCCTTCACAAACTCGCTCTCTGTATCTTCTATAAAATCACCATAGCCCTGATTGTATTTTTTTCTGTAATTATCTCCGTAATAATCAGAATCAGGCTTATATGCGAACTGGTAATACCTTGCGTTTACTTCAGACATAGGCTTTAAACGAATCGGCTTTGCCCTATCCATTTTATTAGTCCAATCATATTGTGCTGAAGCTGTATAGCTGTAAAAGTCGATGAATGGCTTTATCACCAGCTTTTTATCAACAAACTTATCTTCTACCACATACAGGTTAAACATCTTTACTATACTGCTAAAAAAGTCACGCTGGAAGATGCCCTTTGGTAAACAATCATTCATTCGTATAACATCGTTATATGCTATCGGCACTTCAACAGGTACAGAACTATCAAGGGTAAACTGCCCACCAAAAGACTGATAAGAAACAATATTACTGCTTACCTCAACAGATATAACATCAGACTGCACAACGTTAACGCCTGCAACATCAAGATTAAAATTAACGTAGAAGTTTGATGTCGGTACAAATCGGCTTTCTTCACGAAGTATTGCCCCGTTTTTCTTTAGCCTAAAAGTAACTGTTCCCGGTGTGCTTGTCAATGTGTTTACCTGCCCAATAGGTCTGCACGTTATATTAAGGTTTAACGGTTCTGTTGCTGTGTAGGTTATAGGATTAGTTCCCGTAAACGACCCAGCAGTTACCACAGTCATCGGTATATAAGTAGGGTTACTGTACGTTCCAATGGTGAAGTCAGCATCAAATACCTGTGTAGTCAAGCTGTTAATCCGTAATTGGTTATTCGGTATTACAAGCCTATCAAACAAAGCCGTAGATAATAAAGGGAAGTCCCATGTATAACCTGAAGCCGTTATTATCTTGTTCAGTATCTCACGCACATAAAAAGCAGGTCGGAAGGCTTTAAAATCAAAGTCAACTTTATTACCGGAAAGACCTCCGTAATCAATTAAAGGAAAGTAAACACCGCCACCCGTTACATTATTCCAACTATTTTGGATATTGGTAAAATTCCACGCAATATTGTAAGCTGAAAAATCAAGGTTTTCCAATCTATTGTTACCCAATGCCGATACAAAGCCGCCTAACTCCCCAAATACTGCACATTCGTATTCTATCAGCTGATTATCTATAACGATTTCTAAAAGCCTTAAAACGCCTTTAAAGACCTGAATCTTGTCTATAAGGATAACGCACCGGGCAGTCGCAGCAGGATTAAAATTATAGCCATAGTTCTGCTCTTCTGGGTCATAAGGGGTTGACCTATTGAAATCGAAAACATGTCCAAATATCTTGTTATTGTTTGCATTACCGGGAAGGATAATAGTTTTACTGAAAGATGTGTTACGAGTGCCGAAGTCCTGTATCTCGTCTATTGAGTACGTTAATTCTGCGCTAATATCCTGCGTTAAATCAAGTCGTTGGTCTTCTATGTAAATTTCCGTTCTCATCGGTATTGCGAATTTACGGCATTAGCATACTTAACTTCTAACTCCATGAAATTTGCTTTATCTGCATATTGCACTTTGGAAACAAAATTTCCACTTGTAACCACTACAGGGTAATGATAGCCGCCATTTGTTAGGTATATTTCCGGGCTACCGATTAAATCCTTTAGCCAGTTGTAATTCTGCACGTTAAGCATGGAAGACCTCAACTGAAACAATACATCTTGTTTGGTGTAAAATGATACAGAACCCGGATTATATCTTTTGAAGCTGTCGTACTGACGCATAGCCAAAGCGGAGGAAACGTATTGGTATTTGTCCAAAGAATATTCTTGTCGTTCATAATTGCGTACTTCTTTATTTACTAATCTAAACCCGAATGATTCATAACCGCCCAAGCTATTCTGAAAGGTCAAAATGGAAGGCGTGAATTTAGCACCGCACGCCAAAGTCACAATAATTTCGCTGCTGCTTGTGGATGCGTAGTTTAATTTAATTCCGTAGCCGTAAGCAGATGAAGGAATTATAGTACTTCCAAAGTGGGTGTTAATTGCTCCCGGTGAAATATCTAATAACAAAAAGTTGCCTATTGATTGCGTTGTCGTAGTGGATGCGCTGCCTACTGTGCCGCCTGCCTCATTAATAACCCTAACTGTTGCCGTCATGTTGATATTTGCACCGAAAGGATTTGCCCATGAAACAAATAAAGGGTCAGTAAAACCGCATTCTACCTTTGTAATATCCCGGAAGGTTAGCCAATTACTCAATCTGCTTGTAAAGTAAGAAGCTGAAGGGTCACGGAAGATAGGTGCATAAAAGTTATAAGCCTGATATGTTGCGTTTGTTAAGTTCGTGTACGTTGTACCTCCGTATTCTTCCCCGTATTGTATTTGGTAGCTAACGTAAATATCAGCCCCGTTATATGAAAACAGGGTGCTTGTTGCATTTGGCTTAAAGCCTGAAGACAAATAGCTACGAACAATACCAGCAGCATTAAAAACGCCTTTGGATGTCGCAGGGTCAGGAAATTGCTTTACCCGTGCAACCAATACGCTGTTAATGTATACATCGTAAACGAATTTAAAATTAGCCTGTGCAATGTTTGTGCTTGTCGTAACAAACCACAAATCATCATGAGCAGAAGGGTATGCTTCAGGTGTACTATTTACTGTTATCGCCATAATTACTGATTCTCTTTATTAATTAGCTGATTCGCCTGCTTTATGTATACCCTGACATCCGAAAGGAAAGCAGAACCGACAGCCGCCACAAACTCATCACCGAAATACTGACGTACAGCGGAAGTGAAAAAGTCCGTTTTGGGTAGACCTCTTTGCTTTACGCCACTTGCTGCTAAAAATGCGCCTTGTCTTTCTACATCAATATTCCCCACAGATTGCCGCTTTGTTTGCAGTTGGCTTAAATCTGTTCGTTGGTCTTCGTTTCTATTACTTACCCCGTTGCGCCTAATCCATTGCAGCATTGCATCCACCATTACTCCGTCATACTTTGGTCGGGCTGATTTAAAACTAAACGGGCTATCAGATGGCTCACCAGATGTAAAACCCTTTACACCCTGATTTACAAAGGAAGCGTAATCAGCCGCTTTGCTTGTCAATGGGTAACCTGCTTCAATGCTGTAAAAGCCTTTATTGCTTATTAGGTCGCTCTTTGCTAATTCTTCAGTTAACCTACCTGTGTCAACTTTATTAGCTTCTTTTATATTTTCTTCAACTTGTAAAAGGAAATTTCCTACTGTTTTAATTAAAAGCTGCTCAATTACAGGCAGGGTATTAATATCTGCATAGCTTGTTTTATCATTGCCGAGGTCATTAAGTAAGGATTCATTTAATAATTCAGCCTGTATACTTTTAAGCGATTGTTTTGCCACGGGCTTTTTTATTTAAATAGTCATCATGAGCGTTTTTAGCCTTTAGGTAAGCCAAATCATTTAGGAAGTGTATAGCACTCATCTTGTATACATCATCCAAAGAAACCCGCTCAAATTCGCTTACAAGGTTGGCTTGGTATATCCATCCGTATTGTTCAAGGAAAGGATGACTGATTTCTCTATCAGATTGTTCAGCCTCTGGGTCTTCTTGTTCAGTTCCGAATAGGGTTGAATAATTTTCATCAAGTTGTCGAATGTTGGATAAAAAAAAACCAGCACTCCCATTGCTTCTTCAATATTCGCTCCTTTTAATCTTTCGGCATCCTTTTCAAAATCGGATACTTTAGGCTTCTTTTTGATTATTCCGTACTTCAACTGATGCGTATAGACCGCCAGCAGGTTGTGAATATTACTTACATAATCCTGCATGAAATATTTACTTTCAATGTATTTACTTGTTGGGAAATCAACAAATGAATAATCCACCCCGTAAAAGTAGCCTTTACAATACAGAATGGTTCTTTTCTTCGGCACTATCTCCGTTTTCAAAAAATCCATCTGCTCCACATACTTTGCTATTTTGGTAGCTTTCAGCTGTCGCACCTGATTAATGGTAAGCCCAAAAAGCACAGATATTGTTTCATGGGTAGCCTCAATGTCATCTAAACCCATTTTACCTATTTCGGCTAACTGCTGATATTGTCCTACTGTTACATTACTCCATTTCATGCGAATGAATATTTTCCTTTGTTACTAAACATTTTTATATGTTGGCAGGCTAAAGCAAGCGCAGCCACGCAGTCATCATGAAAGCCCGATGGTGCAGAATACCTAACGCCTCCGCTGTGGTATTGGTATTCAAATATTTCCAACTCCTGCGTTATTATACCTGAAGGAAAGGTTATTTTCCGCTGGTGAATAGCCGCTTGCAGACCTTCCATTAGTTGCTGTTTGCTTGTTTGGCTGAACTTAAACCCTGTTACCTCCATTCCATCGTGCTGCAATTCTTCTGTTATCGGGTCACCTACGCCCGTGCTATCTATCAACATCGGTGCTTTGGGTAGTAACTTTATTTTCTGCTTTGTTGTACGCCAATCGTTTTGGAATCGGTCAAAGTAACAAACCGCTCCCATTCTGTCCATCCCTATAATAACAGTCCAGTCCGTAGATTTAGCAAGGTCTATTCCGTAGACTGCCGGGGCTGACGTACTAATCGGGTAGGTGCATTGCTGAATAAAAGCACTACCGAAAGGATTAGCCGCGTTCTCCATCGGGTTAGCCATGTATTCCTGTTCAAATACTGCTTCGGGAAGCTGTGTTCTTGCATCGTCTATTTCCGTTTTGTTTATGTGTGGGTTGTCGTATGTGGTAAACCTGAACGCTTCCCAGTCTTGCTCACCGCCTTTCATGAATAGGCTATAAAAGTAGTTCTTACCCTTTGGCGTGGATAGAAACAAAGCACGACCGATATAGTCCGTTAATGTTGGTCTTATCGAATTTAACCAGCCGTCTTCAAGATTCGGTATAAACGAAGCCTCATCCACTACAACTAAATGGAATTTCCTACCCCGTAGGTTATCAAGCCGCTCACCTGTGAAAAATTGGATGCTGCCCTTTGTCGGTAGGCTGATGGTTAATTCCGACCTATTTGCCGGGAAGGGTACAGCCTTTGCTAACTTATCGAAGAAAGTCTTTGCGAGGTTATAAGTAGGCGTAATGTATGCGACCTGATGCCCTTTTAGTGATTCGGTTATGATTTCTATCTGTGATAGTTCGCTCTTGCCAAATCTGCGACCACACATAACCACTCTAAACCTCCTTTTTGATGTCAGTATAGGTATTTGGTTAATATGTGGGTTTGGTAGTTCTAACCTCAAAGTATCGTCTTATTGTCAACAAATACTACTTCTATTTTCCCGTCATGCTCCTGCTTTGTGCTTTCGGTTAGGTTGTTAATCCTTGCAGTTATCGTTGGGTTAAAGATTCCTGCCATTGCTCCGCTTAGTTGGTTGTCTCTTATTTCCAAATCGAAATCTTTAAGAAATCCCAAAAAATCATTATACGCACCATTTTGATTATAAATATACTGGTCTAACCCTTTCGCCTTACCTTTTTGCCTTACAAATAATTCAAACCCGTCTTTTGTTAGTGGTCTTTCCTTTGCTCTCATTACGCTTGTTCCATCTTTTCCAACAAACTCATGGATTAAAAAAGGGTTGTTTTTGACGTGTTCTTTGTATTCTTCAAACAGTTCTTGCAATTCTTCAGGGGTGAACATCTTACTCCTCCCGTCTTTTTTCCTGTTATTATGAAACTTAGCCATTAGATGCCGTTTATACTATTTTTAAAATGTTCTATTATCTGCTCCATCTTTGCCATATAGTAGCTGTCAAATGTTTCGTAACCTTTCGGGTCTGTTGTAAAGTTTAGAAACAAAACTGCTCGTAGTCTTTGGCTTGGTGTCTTTAAATTTGGTATGTCTGTTTTTATCTTTTCAATTTCGTCTATTTCTTTGCTCGTAAAACTTTCTGATTTAAAACCTACATAACAGTATGTCTGCATAAGTCCAAAAAGGTCGCTGGCGAGTTTAGGATTTAGTTCTTGCGTTCCTATTGTTATAGCAGCTGTCTTGTCTTTTCGTGTCGCTATCCTTTCGACTATCGCCCCCGTGATTATCATATCAAATATTTAAACAGTTGTTCCCTCACCTCGTTCCATTTGTGCAGGTTATGATTTTCGGTTGCCCATTCATAATTAGCTGTTCCGATTGTTTTTCTTAATGATTCAGATTTGGCTAATGTTTTAATATGTTTATACCAATCACCCTGTTTTGATACTTTTAAAACGTGTGGGCATTCGGCATAAGGTGAAACATCTGAAGCAATTACTGGAATCTTTTTACAAGCTGCTTCCAATACTTTTAGGTTGCTCTTCATGCTATTAAAATCAGAACCTACCAATGGCACTAACGCTGCTTCAGCTTCAGAATAAAAATTCATGTATTGTGCAACTGGAAGTGCAGATTTTACATGGCAGCTAACTTTTAGACCTGCCGTGTAGTTGTGTACCATCCTATCCCAAATATCCTTGCTTCTCGCATTGCTTCCGTCATAGCCGCAAATAGTAAAATGTGTTAGCTTATTCAGTTCGGTATCCGTTGCCACCCTTTTCATCGGGTTGTGCAGTATATCAAGATCACGCTGATGTGTAACGCCTCCAGCATAAACAAAGCGACACCTTCCTTCCTTTCCTTCCGTTTGAACTACATCTTTGATAAATTGGTCTTGCCCGTATGGTAAAGCGTTTGGCACTACATAAACGTTCTTATTAAGGCTGGTAATTCTATCCCTTAACTTTTCGTTTGTTGTCGTTACCATATCCGCTGCAATGATGTAGTCCATTATCAACTGCGTAGGGTAGCCGTGCTTTAAAATATGCCATTGGTCAAGATGCCAATAATCATCCACATCTACAACCAATTTAAAGCCATACTTCGCCTTTGTTTGCATTACCTTATGAACGGGCTTAACCTTGTTTTCTTCAAATATGCAGCGATTAATCAGAACGATGTCGTAACCTTCAGCAAGTTCCTTTTCATAAAGCGTATCCGAAAAGAAAGCCTTCTCACGTTTAAGAAAAGCTATCGGCAAAAAAAGCCTGTGATAACTTACACCGCTGAACCTATCACCTACCGCCATTATTCGCATGATTCAGCTTTTAGGTTAACCTCAATCGTCTCACCTGATAGTATCCTATCAAGAACATCGTCTAACATTTCACGCTGCTGTGGTTCTAGTAGGCTGCACTTTTCAGCAATAGAAACATAAGCAAAGACATCGCTTTGCATTTCTTTACGAAATCCTTCCCGTACCTCATCGCAAAAATGTGGGTAGGTTCTCATGTCTAATAAAATCCACTGCATCTTTTTTGAATACTCCCCGAACTTTGCCGCCCCCCGTGAGCCGCCTGATTTCTTATTCGATTCCCTTACAAAATCATCCATGTACTCAATGGCTGCCCGTAGGTGATGAATAGCTGACATTACGCTTCCTTTCATATTTGTTTTGTGTTTTGTGTTCTTTCTAATAGCAATGTCCAAGGCGTTGGCAGTCCCGGCATCCTCTTTACTTTATATCCTAACTCTTTAAAAAACAATACCCATTCTTCAGTTTCACGGACATTTATGTGACCCCACATTTCATCAAACTCCGGGTTTTTATATGGTGTGCTGCTAAATAAAATTAGCCTCGGTTGTACCCTGCTAAAAAAATATCTTAATTCTTTTTCGGTCAGGTGTTCTGCCACCTCAATCATAAGTAGCAGGTCGGTTGTAAAAATATGTAGTGTTTGTACAAGGTGCGGAAAGTGCTTGCGCATATATGTTCGGTGTTCATCCCATATCTCATAAGCGTAAACAGGCTTGCCGAGTTCATAGAAGGCGTTACTATACAACCCCGTACCTGCTCCAAAATCAAAAACATCTGCATAGCGTTCTGTAATTGATTCAGCCGTTTTGCGTGCCAATTCCCTGAATGCAGGGTTATCAGCACTTATGCCCATTTCTAATTCTAACTTCAAAAACTCGGCTGGTGTTATTGTCATTGCTTTGGCTTTCTTCCACGCTTTTTTAATTCCACAGGTGCGGCATTCGGGTCAGCTTGTATCGTATCCAAATCATCAGGAAAGGTGAAATTTTTGGCTTTCTCATTATCGAAATGGTTACTTAATCTTAAAAGCATATCAAATACGCAGGATGAGCAGTAATAAGTCAAAGCAAAGTACGGGTCAAGATAGGACTGGTAAAGCCTTTCATATTCGGCTAAAACGCCATGAGGAATATTACGGGTAAAACCCAACTTTACAGATTCAAAATTTATAATATGCTGCTGACAAAAATCTATTTCTTTTTGTGTCATTTTTTATATGTTTCGTTGTAGTATTCTTCTGCATCTTTTAAAATCATATCTTCTGGATATTTACACCCTTCATCAAACCCTCTTTCTAATGCTTTTATTATGTGCTTCTTCTCTTTTGCTAAGTACATATCCCAATTTACAAACATCCCTCTTTCTTTACATTCATTATCCAAGTCTATAATTATTGATTCTACTGCTGTCTTTTCCATGTTATTTGTTTTTATCTTTAATCCAATAAAAGTCCAAAAGTGTTCTCATAAAAAATCTCTTTATAGCATTAGGCTTTTTATATGTCGCAAATGCAGCTGTTTTGCTTTTTTCTTTAGTACCCAGACAATACCAGCCAACTGGTTTTTTGTAATCCATAATTTCTTCTAATTTTTCTTGTGTCATGTTATTTGTTTTTAATTGTTATATGTTTCGTTGTAATTTATATCATAATACTCTTTGCCATCATTAAATTCTATTTCAGGTATTCCTAAAGAAAAATATTGATGCTTACCTGCATCCCATGCTTTTGATATATTCTCTTTCTCAATTTGTTTTGCTTTTTCGATTATTTCATTTGAAGATTGTATTCTGAATTGCCATACCAATACTTCAAAAATTCGGTGTACAAAAAATTTACTACTGTCTGTTTCATGTTATTGTGTTTTAAAATTAATATTTTCAATAAAGTTTTTTATCGGGTTAACCAATGCCCCAGCAAGGCATGAAACAATTATGTATGTAAGCACAAAAGAAGGCACAAATTGAAAGCCTAACGCTAACCATGTAGATAAACACATTAGGCAATTGAAAGGCTTAAAATCAAGCCGTAAAACCTTGTGCATTCGTGCCATTTCTATAAAGTAAACGGCTGATAATATAGCCGCAAATAATATCTGAAGCTGGTGTATAAATTCGGTCATTTAGTAGGTTTTAACAAAGTTAGTGTTATTCTTTTATATTACTTTTTATATCGCTCTTTATTTTCTTTCGGGCATCGCTGATGGTTTTGCTCAAAGACCTGTATGGTATTTTTGTACGCCTTGACAATTCGCTGATATTTTTAAGTTCCGCAAATTGCTCCATTACACTTTTCTCATACCAATGCAGCCCATCCATTGCCTGTTCAACCCGTGCAAAGGCTTCTTCATTGCTTTCCTGCTTATCCTGCATTTCGGTAAAACCTTCAGGCAGTTCATCCAAATATCGCCTGTATACTTTGAAGAAAGTGCTTCGGTCTGATTTTATCATGGTGAGCATTGTACGCACCAAATAGAACTTTAATATCTTCCTTTCGTGCAGGTCTATCAGCCTGGCTGCATCCATCTGACAAAGCACCATAAACATTTCACTTCTCAGGTCGTCTTGCAGTTCTACCGGGCGCATTTTCCCTATTGCTTCGGTTATGTCTGCATCATTGTAAAGCCTTGTAATTATTTCATCTCGTCTGTCCAATAGTCCAGCTTTATTTGCTTGTTAACCTGATGAGCCACTAAACAGATACACCCTGCCTGCTTCGCTCTACTTATAAATAGCATTTGCGATTCGCTGAACTTGTCGTTAATTGTTTTGACCTCACAATACACAGCCTGACCAGTTTGCTTATGGTAGCCTATAATGTCGCTCACGCCTTTTTCCCCTATAAACTTGCGCCCCGGAACAGATATATTATTGTTACGCCATACATAATAACCCCATGCGTTAAGTACTTCCAAAGCGTGTTTTGTTATCTGTGAAGCTGTAAGGTCTGCCATTGTTTACATTTTAACTGCAAAGCCCTGTGTAATCATTTTAATGTTAATGTCTGTTCCGTTTGCTTTTACAATCACCAAAGGTCTGCCGTATTTATCTAAACCTGTGCTTATTATGTCTACTACCTGTCCGACTTGTAAATGCTCCATTAACGCAGCCTTTGAATTCTTTCCTGCATCTTCTGACATTTCGGGCGCATTAATACCAGCCATCCGGCAATTTGCTGTGTAGGATAACCTAAACCCCAAATCTATTGTAAGGTTTACAGTATCACCATCTACGACCCGGTTAACTATCGCTTTGTAATTGTACATGACTATTTTTTTACAATTTGATATGAAGCAAAGGTACTTCCGTTTTTTGTAACCATTTCGGTAATGATTGGCAGCCCTGCTTTCTTTAGGTTAAATATTCTGCTTGCTAATCGAAGGCAGCCGTATTTCTCATAAGCCTGTGCAGCTGTTATTTTCTTTCCTGATTCCAAATGCTTTTGGATTTGCTCTGCTTGCGTTTTTACTTTTTTCATGTTATAGGTTTTTAAATTCTGTTTCGAGTTCTGATAATCTTTTTTTGTAATTATTCAATACTGTATCTAAAAAAATATCAAATGTTTTTACGTCCAATTTAACTGTCTTACGTTGATAATGTTTAGTTTCACCAGTTAAATAAAAATACTTAAATTCTGTTTCTAACATTTCAAGTATGTCTTTTATTTCATGCTCACAATCTTTAATAGCTATAAATAAATATCTACCTTTTTCCAGTTTTTCTTGTGTCATATATATGTTTTTATAAAATATTTTTTGATTCGTTTTTCAATTTTTCAAGGTAAATAATACTATCCATCAATTCCTCCTGCAAATGTGTGATCCAATCCGTAAATGACAAGTCATCTCGATCCATTGTCGTGCCGTACTTCTTTATCCCAACTTGGCTGCGTTGGTACATTTTCCTGATGACTGCCGACACTATCGGGTCATCGGTGGGGATGGTTTCAAAGTCCATATATAGATTTGTTTTGTGGCATATTTCTTGATATTTCTCTATTTCTCATTTGCCAGTTATAGTCTAATAAGTAGTTATGTGAATTACCTACTAAATCATATTTATCTAAACTAAATGATATTTTTAAAAATGCTCTTATGCATCCTTCTTTTATATCAGATACTTTATGAATACAATATTGATTTAATCTCAATAACTCATTTTCTGAATAAAATTTATCATTAATTGGCAAGGCTTGTGCTTCCATTTGTATCAATGATTGTGAATCATCATGACATAAATTAAATGTACTACCATTAAATGTTGTTGGTAATTTATTAGACCATATATAATTAATGTCATCTGTTAAAAATCCATCACTATGCCAATTTGGTCTATTATATAAACAATTATTGTTTTGGTACATATTTTTAGCAGTCAAATAAACATAACTATTAACGTACCTATCTAACCCATATTCTCCAATATAATCACAACAAATAATTCCTATAATTTTATCAAAACACCTTAATCTTTCTTCATATATAATATCTGTTTTTTCAGGAAATTTTATAGGTAAGTATTGGTAAAACATCATTTCATTTACATCAATTTGATGTAATCCTAATGATTTTGGAAGTTCACCGTAATTCATTTTTTATTTAAGTTTTGTGTTTCATGTATGTTTTCAAATACGTATAAACATAACTCCTGCATAATAAATAATTTGCAAGTACCTAAATAGATTAACCTATCTAATGGAGTTTTTATTTCTTGACCAGTTTTATAAAACTCTAATGCCCTAAACTCTTTTTCACAATCTTCTGATGTGTTTACAATAGCCCATAGGTAAAATAAACCATCTACATCTTCAACTCTGATTATTTTAGAACCTTTAGGCAATTCTATTACATACTTTTCTTTAGTAGGTATTGAGTATTTATATATTTTATTCATATCGGTTGCGATGGTTTCAAAGTCCATTGGTGTAAATTTTCATATAATCATTAAAGTCAAGTAGTTTCATTTGGTCTCTATCACATCTTACGCAAAAATCAGCATAATTATGTGACTGCTCCTTCTCAATTTCTTTGGCTTGTTCAAATAGGTTTTGCCATTCCTCGCTTGTTCCTGTTACTCTTGTTTGTGGGGTAAGCCTACACAAAACGTCAAGTTTTCTAAAAATGTAATCTACTGCGGTTTCTTGTTCCATTGTTATCTATTTTTGAATTGTTCGGAATTCCCGAATAGTTTACCATTTCGAGCAAGTCCTCGATATGGTTTTATTTATTATATATTTCATTGTAAAGCATTTCTATACTATCTAAATTACCATCGTTTTTTCTTGCTTCCCATTGTTTAGCAAAATCAATCATCTGCTCCTTCTCCAATACCAATAATTCTTCTGCTTTGCTTTTTATAGCAACCCAATCAATACATTGTTGCTGTTTATTTTTTAACGATGTTGCCCATTCTATCATTTCCTGCATTGTTGTCTGTGCCATGTTATTTGTTTTTAATTATTCGGAATTTCCGAATTTGTTGACCATATCGTTGAACTCAACGAAATGGTATTCATTTGTATTTACCTACCCATTGTACTCCTTTGGCAGTTGTAATTGTTTTGATTTCTTCAATAGTGCTTATTCCATCATCAGTAACACCAATAATTTCCATCTCACACTCAAACTCTGTTGGGTATTGGTGGAGGTATTGGATAATCTCTTCCGCATTAAAAAGGATAAGAGTAGAATCATGTTTGGAAGTAGTTGCCATATCAATAGCCTTCCTCATATCCTCCTCTGTGTATTTGTACTTTTCTTTGGGTTTAAAATATGTTTGATAGTACCATTTAATTCTTTCTATAATATCTTTTGGACAAAGATTAAATTCTACCTCCCTATTTAAAAATAATTCAAATTCATCAAGACCATCTTCCTGATGTCGGGAATATGGTGGTAGTAAGTCTACACCTTCAAGGATAGGTGAACCGTTTAGTGGGAGGTGGGCGATAATTTTCATTAATGAATCATGATAGTTATCATGTGTTGCGGTAAAATATCCATTATCATATTTAACAGTATCACCTCTTTTAATTCTTGAATGCTCTAATACAAATAAATAGTTGTCTGTTTTAATTATTTTGTGTGCCATGTTATTTGTTTTTAATTATTTCAATGAGTTTCTTCAAACAAGCAACTTCCCCCTCTTCGTAGGTTTTAAACAAAGGTAAATTTAATCCTAACCAACTATCTACAAAATGCCCAACCATTATAGGGTTGGGTTCACCATTTGCAAGTTTTTCAAAATGAATTTCAAAAGAGTATTCTGCATGAGTAAACTTAATACAACTTTGAATATTATACTTCTCCCTAAACCATCTAAATGCTTGTTGGTATAATGGTGCATAAGCAAGTAGTTTATAACTACCAGAAGATGGTTTGCCAATAAAGACACCATGTAATGATAAGGCTGCAGTATCTTTAGGGTACCATCCTAAGCACTCTTCATCAAATCCCAGCTCTTTAAGTTCTAATGCTTGTTCGTATGGAATAAATTCTTGTGTCATGTTATTTGTTTTTGAATTGTTCGGAATTTCCGAATAGTTGACCATTTCGTTGAACTCAACGATATGATACTAATCTAACGCTACTGGATAATAAAAAGCCGCATAATTAATATCTTGTTTTGCTTTCCTCGCCTTTGCCATATCACTTTCACAAACTTTACATTTGCTCATGTACATATCCTTACTTGCTTTATTGCGATGGAAAGACGGGTAAGGTAAAGACTGCTTACACCCCGTGCATTCTTTTTCTCCTTCTGGGTGGATTACTTCAGGCTTTTCAGGTCGTTTTGATTTTTGATATAATTTAGCGCATTCTTTGCATTGGCTATTATACCCCGTTTTGCTATAAGCCTTTTTGCAGTAGTCCGTTAGTTCTTTTGTCTTCCGGCATTTACTACATACTTTTTTACCACCTACCAAGTTGTAACTTCTTTTTTTCTCGTTTCTGCAATCTTTGCAAATGTAATCATGCCCGTCTTTTTGCAGCTTGTTTTTATTGTACTCCTTTAATTGTTTCTGTTGCTTACAGGTTTTGCAGGTTTTCATATCAATTTCATTTTTTCACGTTTCTTTTTATCAAAGTAGTATATAAATCTTTTTTTTGGCAGGTCTTCACCTATACAAATGTCATCTGAAGTTGCTGTACGCTGATATATTATCTTTTTATTTTTACCTGTGTACTTTTTAACTTTTCTACTTTCCCCATCGTATACAAAATTTGAAGCTAAGTAAATAACACCATTATGACCTCTACCCATATCTGCCCAAGTTACAACACCTTCGTATGTAGGGTATTTATAATTTAAAGCCTTCATGCATTTAGATATAAACCAACTTTCTGTATTTTTCCCATAAGCATCAGATACCCACATCCTGCTAAATTCTATAAACCTTTTATCGTATTGTATTCTGCCATTACAAAAAACTGCTGCACCTACTGCCTGTGAAAGATTTGATTCATCAAATAAACCATATACTGACATTATACCTGCTGGCATAGATTTTAGATAGTGGTAATTTAAAAACAAATGTTTTACGCTTACCCAAGAACATTCGCAAAATAAGCAAGTGCCATCTTTTAATGATTGATTAAGATAAAATTGTTGCTTTGTTTGATTACAGCTTTTCATTTTAATCTATAATTATTAAGATAGCTTTATATAAAAAGATAATAAAAGCAATAACAATTATTGATGTTAAAATATATAATACAATTGTTTTATGTTTTATAGCTGCATAACAAAATAATCCAAAAAATAAAATAATTAAAAATGTAATTGATGCTGCTTTATTTTTTTTGCTCATAATTGACAGGCTTTTATGTATTCTTCCCTCTGGTGTTCAAATTCTATCTGCTGCCACCTTTCACCATGGGCATCAAGTAATGCTTCCCAAACTAACTCCCAATAATCCTTATTTTCACCATGCTGATGCAGGAGACATATAGCTGATTCGGCTGCAACAAAGTTATGGTTCATGTAGGTGTAAATCTGTTCTGCTTTTTCTTGTGCGCTCATTGTGTTTAGTTTTATTTGCAGTTGTTCGGATGCTGCACCCCGGTAGTGATTAGTTTTTAGATACTGCCAATATAAAGCAGCCGCATGAATTGTAAACCTCAATACCTATAAAAGAATCATTTTCAAAAGCATTCAGGTAATCTCTTGAAGAACCAACAAACCATGCACCATCTACACCTAAAGTATGCTTATAATTAACATCTGAAGTTTTTACTGATGTTTTTTGAAAAGTATTACCTACGCTTTCAACGCAATCAGTATAACCGCTGAATGCGCTTTTTAAATTAATGTGCAGTTCATTTGAATTTTTCTTTACAAAACTTTTCAAAGTTGCCATTGTGATTTTCTTAGTTGTGTTCATTGTGTTGTGTTTGATTGTGATTTGATATATCAAAGATAAGGGTATTATTTTATTTACCAAATTATTTTTCAGATTTTTTTAAAAAAGTATCAAAATAATCTGCAACCGCCATACGGTAGCATTGGTGTTCCATATAATCATCATCATTAAGCAGGCTGGCAATTTCAGCCTTTCTCCTGCTGCTTCCTGTAATCATCTGGTCGTTCATCGCAGTTCTAACCTTTTGTAAAGTTGCTGCTGGTGTGACTACTATCTTTCCTTCTTTGTGCAGGATTTTAAACACGTCAAGCCCGAAAACGATGCTGTCCCACTTCCTGAACTTCTTGTAGCAATCCCACGCAATCTCCATCTTTTCCCTATCGGTTACTACTTCAGGATTCCATTTCTGCTCCTGTACAGGTTTAATCTCGTTCAGCTTTACAATACCATAACGGGCAAAGGCTCGCAGGATACGATGAAGGTAAAGCATTGAAAAGTTCTGATATGTTTCTGCATCCATGTCTAACTTTCCTTTACTCGCTAAATCAAAAGCTAACCCGATTTCGCCTATTTTTATGTTTGGGTATTCCGCAACAATAGCCGCCTGCATCAAAGCTAAATCATGGTCATTAGGTGCTTTTTCGGGTTTTACACCCAGCTTGTACATACCACCTAAAAGCAATTCAAAAGCCATTGCCATGCTAACGTTTTTAAACATAGTTGAAGCCCGTGCAAGCTGGAAGCGTTCAAGGTCTAAAGCCTCGCTGCTTGTCAAGTTCTTCTGCAAACTTCCGGGATTGTTCGAGCCTGTCCCTGTACTTGTCGAAAGTGCCTGATTGATTGCCTGATTGAGTGGTAACA